CGAGAGCCACAGATGATCCTGGATCTTGAAGATGGCACGGCCAAAGTCTATCAATGAAAAAATACGCCCATAGGTGGGGACACGCCAGACTGTATTGTCGCCGGCCCTGTAATACAAGAACTCCTCCGTGGTCGTCCTCCAGACCACATTGTTTGTGTGGAGATCATTGTGCGTAAAGGAGATCTGCTTCTGGAGAAATGAGAGGACACTCACGATCTGGAACAACCAGGCCAGCCACATGGCATCCCATTCAGGCGTGCCTTCCTTCACCACAGCTTGAGTCAACAGATTCGGGATCTCTTCCTCTTCCAACAGAGAATCCATGGTTCCCTCCTGGGCCTCCTGGCAAATAATGATCACGGGCATGGAGGGGATCTGGAGGGTGACGTCAGGTGTCTCCGTGATAGACGAACAGGTGTCGCCTTCGTCACCTGATTCCGATTCAGAACCAGATCCAGAGTCCGAAGTGGCTGGTTCCTCATCAAAGTTGAAGGAGTGAATGGAGCCCGCATCTTCGGCGACCACGGCCTCCAGTTCCAGATCCACCGTAGCGACGGAGGCCGCATCCAGGTCGTCAAAGGGGCAACTCGGTTGGATGGGGGCGTCCATTTCCAGGGTGGCCGCATGGGTCTGCAGACCCTTCCAGAACCACCGACACTGTTTATAGCTGTCGTATTCATCCGTGATCCGAAACTTGTAGATCTTGGCAATTCCCGTAAAAGACCCATAGGAATGGGCGGCATGGGGTGTAAACCCCTTATAACGGAGCTGACCGAGCACATAGTTGGCCACGGCATCCACGTAGGCCTGATTGGAGGGGCTGTGGAGCTTGGTCATGGTCTTCTTCCAGGCCGGTTCGCCGAGAGGAAGGAGAGGATGATCCGGTATCATGTATTCATTCTGGAGGAGCGCAATGGGATCCAGTAAATGGACGACCTTCATAAACGCCTTTCCGTCGCTCTTAGATCCAGAGGCATCCTCTAATCTCACCGTAAAGATACGGGGCTCCAAGGCATCGGGCTGCTTCCATTCTGTAATACGAAAAGGGTGAGGGAGAGAGGCCAGGCGGCGCTCTTTTCCTTCGGGCAGAGGAAAGGCCTCTAAGCCCGGATGATATCGCTGGAGATGGTTAAAAGGGGCCAGGGTGGCGAGATCGTTCTCGGAAATGGGCTCTGGAGAACACGGAGTCTTTAAGAGGGTCCCAATTGTCTTCTTCATTCTTTTGCTTCGGTCCAAAATGGATTCGGGGTCCAGGACGCATATCTTTTTTCAGGTGTCTGATAAATGGCCGCCATGAATGTCAACCTCCGGAGATTTAATATGAAAGACATTCCGCAAGACGCGGTGGCGATCTTTATCGGGCGTCGGCGCACAGGCAAGTCCACCTTGGTCAAAGACCTCCTCTTTCACCACCAGAACATGCCGCTCGGCACGGTCATTTCAGGAACAGAGGAGTCCAACGGCTTCTTCAAGAAAATGATTCCGCCCATCTTCATCCATGGCGAATACAATCCCGTGATCTTGGCGAATTTTGTGAAACGGCAGAAGCTCGTCATGCAGCGCATTATGCAGGATCTGGACAAAGGCGTGGCCTCCAAGCTGGATCCCAGATCCTTCTTGATTCTGGATGACTGTATGTATGACGATTCTTGGACCCACGACAAGAATATTCGGTATCTCTTCATGAACGGTCGTTGGCTCAAGGTGTTTTTCCTGATCACCATGCAGTTTCCCCTGGGTATTCAGCCCTCTCTCCGAACGAACGTGGACTATGTGTTTATTCTGCGAGAACCCTACATGTCTAACAGGAAACGCATTTATGAGAACTATGGCTCCGCCTTTCCCTCCTTTGAGTTCTTCTGCCAGATCATGGACCAGTGCACACAGAACTACGAGTGCCTGGTCATCAACAACAATACCCAATCCAATAAGCTGGAGGATGCGATCTTCTGGTATAAGGCCGAGATGCACGGGGACTTTCGTATTGGCGCGCCCGAGTTCTGGGCCCATTCCGCCGCCATGTATAAGGAGAAGGAGGAGGAGAATGCCTATGATCCCAATGCAATGCGACGTCTTAAGGGACCGGCCATTCAGGTAAAAAAGACCGTCTAAAGATAGAGTGAATGAAGGGAAATCCTATGGAATTCCGTTTAGCGATGGGATCCCTGTTTGCTGTGCTCGCCGTTGCCATGGCCATTATCGTGTATAATCAGGCCGTTCCTGATGAGGGGTTCGCGGATCTGGGTGGATGTGGCCCCGATCAGCGATACGTAGGGGGCAATGGGGCCTTTGCCGTCGGGGATGGACCCGGTATCCGGTGTATCAATGGGTATGCCAAATCGGACAGGCCCACGGAACTCCCGCCCTTCACATCACTCCCTATCCGTCCGAAGCAGTTCACTAATTCTCCTGACGTAGAATAGAATGGCGCGTGTCAAATCCAAGAATATGGGAATTGTCGCCCTCTTTGTGGTCCTAATTGTGGTCGTGGCCTTTTCCACAGTGCTCCTCCGCTACCTCTTCCGCATAACCAGTGGATTTACGGATCTGTCGGGCATCACGAGTTCTAACCAGACGCCTGTCCAGGATCCCAATACGGCCTATTTGTGTAATTCTCCCAATGGCTCGGGACAGCCATGTGGCGAGGGGGAGTTCTGCGATGGCACGAGCCAGCGGTGCGTTAAGAAGACGGCGGGGGGGCCCGTGCCGGATACGGGATACTACTCGTAGGATGTAACCATATGATTCTCTGTATTTACATGAATATGATATATTCATGTAAATAACTATTACGGCTCTTTTACTCAGTGCTGGGTGCCGCTACAGCCGAAGCTGTAGCAGCTGCCTCTGCCTCTGCCTTTGCCTCTGCCTTTGCCTTCATCTTGCGCTCCAGAACCAGATCGGCCGGTCCCCCAAATACGGCATCATTGACAACCTCATTGACAACTTCATTGACAGCAGACTCCACCCTACTAATCGTGGCCACCGGCGTAGATGTTGACTCTGTGGCCGGCCCAAAGAGCTTCTTCTCCGCCGGCTTGTGTCCCGTCTTCTTCTGTTCGTTGAAGAAGGCCGACTTGTCATCCTCATTCTCCCGATACTTTTTCATCAGGTTGTTGAGCTCCTCCTGGGCATACTCCTGATCGGCCACCAAGTGGGGCTTCGGGTCCCACGGCGTCCACTTGCCAATCTCGGAACAGTAGATATTGTGATACTTGTCGCCCTTCTGAAGCTTCTTAGCCCGCATCTCGGCCTCCTTCTCATCCCGTGCTACGGCACGGACCTTGAAGCCCCGAATGCTCGTCTGAAAGTTGTTCTTCGCATGGAACTCCTCCTCCAACTTGGCCTGCTCCTTGAACAGAAAGTCATCATAGGCTGCCTGAATCTTGGTCTTGTTCAGATCCTTCTGCTGCTTCCGAACAAAGGCCTGATACTCCTCCATGACCGTGTCAATCGGGATACGATTCTTACGGCATAGATCGGCCAACTCACCCTTTCCGTCCTTGTCCAGCGCATTGGCCTTTTCGTCCAGATCCCGGTTCACTGTATTCACCCGATCCGCTAAGAAGGCCTCCAGCCCCTTGATCTTGGTGTCAATCTCATATCCGTGAAGGAAACGCTCAAAGAAGAAGAGTTCCTTCTTCTCCAGAACGTTCTCGGGACTGAGGAAACTCACAAGAGCGTATTTCTGCCCCGCAATGACCTCGTCCTCGTCCAAGTAGTCCTCTACAGGTGCCTTTGCCATGGTCTTCTCTTCCGGAGAATCTTCTTCAGTCTTTATATTCGCACTTTTTTTCCTCAGATAGAAGTATATAATGGACTACGGAGTTGCCGAAATTGTCAACCGTGTGATCAAGTATCTCATTGAGGGCTTGGTGGTTGCGGCCGCCGCTCTGCTCATCCCCCGCAAGACACTCCCGATGGATGAGGTTGCGACCCTCGCCGTCCTCGCCGCGGTTGTCTTTGCCATCCTTGATGCTGTCAGCCCCTCCATGGGCGTTACGGCACGCCAGGGCGCCTCGTTCGGTATCGGTGCCAACCTCGTCGGATTCCCGAGGGGCTTGTAAGGAACCCACCATCATAGCTTTGTGATTCGCAAAGCTGTCTCACGTCACATTGTCGGATTTCGGTAATCCATTCACACTATAGCACTCACTTGAGGAATGAACGTTATTATTATCGTTATATATGACAATATATATAACGCTAAGTAAGTCTCGCCTTACCCCATGGTCTTACTTGGGCTGTATTTGGACAAGGGATAGCGCAGATAACTGGATTGGGTCCCAGGAAGACTAAAGACACCGTAGCAGAATCGGCAGTCTTCCCGTCCCTCTGATGCTTTGTCCTCGGGAAAGCGCACAGCTTTATACGCTGATTGCCGAACGGACGCCTGGCTATGATGAATCCTGGATACAGGATCATTATTGACAAACTTGATACATCCTGAATAGCACTGATTCAGAATGTTCTTCTCCACAGCAAACTGTGAGACTATAGGAAATGGCTGTTTACACTCTTCGTTCAAAAGAAAACTATGGAGGACAATGGTAGTCTCAGGGTCCTCAAAGGCCAGTTCAAGGGCTTCCAGTCTCTGCGGATGCATACTGTCATCTGCGTCTATAAAAGTGATTATATCCGTGTCTAAGTGATCAGCAGCCTTGTTCCTATTCTGGGCCGCATTCTGATGCTCCGCAGTTACCAGAACGATCAGAGGAAATCGGTAGGTTTTTAAAACAAAATCAGAGGAGGTGGAGGAAGAGCAACTGACGATGACTTGATCTGGAA